TTCACCGAGGGTCAGCATCAGAATACTGCCCACCAGCCAGAATGGGGAGACACCCGCCCCACCGTTACTGAGGACATTCTGCGCCGCCAGCATCATCAGGCCAAAGCCCCCTGCCGCGCACAGAATACCGATCACGAACTTGGTGATGCTGCTCGGACGAATATTGTTTTGCGCCAGTTTAGGCCAGGCCCAGCTAAAGACCGGCGCCAGCAGAATAATAAACAGGGCGTTAATTGACTGGAACCACACGGCCGGGATTTCAAAATCGCCGATCATGCGATTGGTGTAGTCGTTCGCAAACAGATTGAACGAGGTCGGCTTTTGCTCGAACGCAGACCAGAAGAAGGCCGCAGAGACCAGCAGAATAAAGCAGACCAGCAGTCTGGCGCGCTCTTTCCGGTTCAGGCCGGCAAAGGCAAACAGCCAGATGAAGTAGAGCGCCACAGAGGCGGCAATCACATACACCAGCACGCTGGCAACGGCGACCGGGTTAATGACAATCACGCCCTGAGCAATCAGGGTAACAATAATCGCAATACCCACTGCCAGTGCCAGCAGCCAGCCGCCGACACCGTTTTTCTTCGCAACCGGGCTGTTCCAGGTGGAGTCCAGCCCCACTTCACTGTCGTAGCGTTTCATGGCCGGTACGGCAAACAGGCGGAAGATGACCAGCGCCACCAGCATCCCGATGCCGCCGATACCAAAGCCCCAGTGCCAGCCGTGGGATTTAATCAACCAGCCGGAGATCAGCGGCGCGATAAATGACCCCATGTTGATGCCCATATAGAACAGCGAGAAGCCGCCGTCACGACGCGCATCGCCTTTCTTATACAGGGTGCCGACCATTACCGAGATACAGGTTTTAAACAGGCCCGAACCAAGGACAATAAACATCAGGCCGATAAAGAACAGGTTGTTACCCATCACCGCAGAAAGCGCAATCGACAGGTGGCCGAGCGCAATCAGGATCGAACCGTACCAGACCGCTCTTTGCTGGCCGAGCCAGTTATCCGCCAGCCAGCCGCCCGGCAGCGCGGCCAGGTACATGGTTCCGGCGAAGATACCGACGATAGCGGAGGCATTTTCACGGGCCAGCCCCATGCCGCCATCATAGACGGTGGCCGCCATAAAGAGGATCAGCAGCGGACGGATACCGTAAAACGAGAAGCGCTCCCACATCTCCGTGAAGAACAGCGCGCCGAGCGGATAAGGATGGCCGAAGAAAGTTCGGCTTTCGTTTTTATTAACAGAGGATTGCATAATTCTCCCGAGATGATGTGTCGTCGTACTTGTTAGCACCGGAAGTCAGCCGCCCCGTTAGCATTCGGGTGGCTTTTTTACATCCGGCGAAATGTTATTTAACCATTTGATAACCTGAAGCAACTTTTGTCCAGCCCCTGGTGCACCACCAAAAGATGAAAGTTCGACAATCATCTTATTTCTTAGATTTTATGTTGGATAAACATGAATAGTGATTGACATCACATCAATAATTATTCGTTCCTGTCAGGCATAAAAAAACCCGCGACAGGCGCGGGTTTTTTGGCAGAGCAGCAAAGATTATTTGCTTTTCTTGATATGAATAGCAAACACGTGGGTGATATGATTGATATATATAGCCTTTGTCTAACGAAAATTCTTTTTGTGTACACTCTTGAGTACACACAAATCAACCGTGCTACTCATTTCTCGCTCGCAGCCTCTCCCAATCAGGCCGGGGGGATTTCTATATAATGCCACTTTTCATAAATCATTTTTACTCCATGTGTACTTAGAAAGCGTTGGTTCAGTTGGTTCAGTTGGTTCAATTTGTAAAGAAGCTTGTTTTTAAAAGCTTTATTTCAAAAAAGTGAACCAACACACCCCAATTTTGAACCAACAAAAAGAGGCCGTGAACCAACACGCCGCTCATAATCTGCTATTTAGTGGGAATCCCACCAGCACAGTACTTGTCTGGTGCTGGTTTGGTGCAGGTCACCTCGCGCGACGCGGCGCTGGTTTGCTCCTGCGGTATGCAGGGCCGGTCATAATTTTCCGGTACAGCCAGGGCTCTCTGCCAGCTGGCGTTTCAGATCTCGCAGTTCTGCCGGGGTGGGCTGGTGGGGGTGGAAGCTAACCGCCAGTTGGTGATCTATCTTCGCGCGCACGCGTACTGGTCTCGAAATCCCATGTGCTCTGGGATACAGCGCTATCTTCGAATTTGTGCAGCCCCTGTAAAATTACCCCCTGACCAGCCAGAGGAAGTCCTCACTTGCTGGTGCTGTTATGCATGAAGCCTATGCGTGAACTCCGACGGCTATGCGTTAAGTTGCCGCTCTGAAATAGCGCTTTCGGTGGCAACCTGCCTGGCAACCTCTCGTTTGGCAACCGGCGTTTTGCCGGAAACCAGGATGGAAACCACTCAGGTGGAAACCTGGCGCTCTGGTTACCAGAAGTGGTTACTGGTGCTGGTTACCCTCTACAGGTATCCATCGCAAACCTGCCGTTTTGGTGGATACCAGCGTGGATACCTCGCGTTTGCATACCGGGATGTACCTTTGCATTAGTTCAAAGCCAATCGTCCATCTGCCGCTGGTGGCGGGCCATCAGAGCGAAACCCCTGCGCATAAGTGTAAAGGGGAATAACGGTAATACATCCCCGTAAAGCCGGGAATGTAGATGCGGGAAAATCTGTATGTTGGTGAGCGAATCAAAGGGCAGAATCCTGCCCTTTAAAGAGGATTTTTGTCCTGTTTAACATCGCCGTTTTGTCAGCCAATGCCATTGGCTCGCAAATCATTTAGGTATACTTTTCGGTGCTGGACATCCGCTGGGCAAATCATCGTCGGTGCGGCTATATTCACAGCACGGTATTGAACAAGGGTTGGACAATCTAGTAGAGGCACGCTAAAGCAGCGCAGTAATAGATACCTTGAAAAACTCACTTTTCAGGAGTTTGCCAAAGGAAATGCTTGTCTTTTAGTGGTCAATCTCCAGCATCCGACGCCACAGGCGGTACCAGAGAGGAAATGTATCAAAGTACAGGTTGCCGTTCTGCAGACTCAAAGAAAATCTTCTAACCACTCGGCTTCCCTTGCGGTCCTGGCAACAAAAACACCAATTATTGAATGATTAGGTAAATGTAGCCTGATCGTAGTTTTCATTGCTTTGTAATGGCTTCCGGCTGTCAAAACATCATCAAAGATAACGATGTTTTTCCTTATACCGATCGCAGCTGCATGGTTGAAGATATAATTCTGTGCTATTTGCTCGGGAGTCGGTCGGTTACCAGTAGAATGTGAAGCTGGCATCGAGGCTTTTTGAGTAATTAACTCTCTAAAATCAAAGCCTGGTCTGTTTTGTTGGCAGATCTCTAATACATTAATCAGCCTACCGTCATAAAGGGGGTCTGAAGGGCACTTTGAAGGCGGGATGGGAACAAATGTCAAAACATCTGTATTGCTGATAGTAGTTATTAACTCAGCAGTGCGCTTGATCGCTGCTACTTTGTATTGATATTCAGCTTTCCCCCGCCTTTCAACGCCCTTTTTGAAGTTATGAATCAAATCGTTTGTAGCGCTGAAACCATAGCCTTGACGTGCTGTGTACTCGCCAAAAAAGTAGCAGCGGTCATCATCATCTAAATGATAGTGCTGACCGCGCGTAAGTTCATCAATAATCGTCAGACGCATGAAAGGTCCAGATTTTTACGGATATCATCGTAATCCCTTACCCTGATAGCTCCCTGCGCTTCATACTTGGCAGGCCAAGAGATCGATGGGTTTTGGAAGCATGATTCCAATATAAATAGCTTTCTGCCCTGCGCTAACGCAGCTCTTGCCTGTGTCAGAGTTCCGGAAGTGTCTGAAGCTTCAACTATAATTGTTGCTTTTGTTAAAGCAGACATTGTTACATTGCGCTCAGGGAAGAAAATGCGGTTACTGCGATAATCCTGATCCAGATAGCGTTGAAATGGAACCTGACTGATGAGTAAGTAGTTATCTCTTATGGTCTTTTGCAAATCCATATTCTGCTTAGGGTAGTTATGCGACAACGGAGTGCCGATGACAGCAATTGTTTTCCCACCCATCTCAAGCGCGGTCTTATGGGCGCAAGTATCAACACCCTCAGCCAAACCTGACACGATAGTGAACCCATCATTAACCAGGCATCTTACCAATTTCCGCGTTCTTCGAGCCCCCTCCTCAGATACTTTGCGAGAACCAACTACCGCAACTGAAGGAGTATTTACTAAGTCCCACCAGCCTTGATAGTAAAGAACCTCAATGGGATGTCGGGCATCACGTAACTTTTCTGGGTACTCTCCCGCACCATGCACACGCACGCCAAAATCCTCAACGTTGTATTTGTTGAGAATGCTTTTCAACTTCGACTTGAAGGTATCGATCGTGCTATCTGAAACTAATTCAGACGGCAAAACGCTGCCGTGAGCATGACGAAACTTATCCGCAATCGTTTTGAAAGTTGCGCCTTGTTCCGTCCACAAGGCCTCGTAAGCAGCCATCTCCCGGAAGGGAGACACAGCACGCTCAAATGAGTTGTGTGATGCGAAATCAAGTAATGACATAGTTTTACTCTAATTGCCCTATAAAATCCGTAGTTGTAGAACTTCATCAAATAATGTTGCTTGACGTCTACAACAACCTACTACTGTTAATAATTGCATATAACTATGGATAATGCGCGTTGTAAAGTGCTGAGTCTCACCCTTTCGTGATAGCCCCAAAGTTGTCCTGTCAAGATGGATGAAGACTGCAAAAAGATAATAAGTATCCGTTCCCCCTCTCGGTAAACAGCATCAACCTGATGGAAGCGTCACGTTTGCTACTATCTGTCTATCGTAACCATTGCCAGGTTTTGACAGGTCGCCAAAATCTTATTATTAGGGGGGTTGCCTGAGGACATTTTTGTCCTTTGGCGGATCAGCAGGTTCGCACGTAAAAACAGGCCAAAACCCTGCGAACCAGAGTGCGAACCACCAGCCGCGAACCGCTGAAGGGGCTTTCCCTGGCTGGTGGGCACACTGGATATTAATCAGGGCCGGCGCATATTAAGTTTTCTCAACCTCTCATGGGGTAAGGCAAAATGAGTGGTTTGCTGCGCAGTTAAGGAGGTTCTCGCTAGTGTAGTCATATGCGCGAATTCTAGACGGCTTATGATGCTGATTTTCTCTCTGGCCTGTGCTGGCGTAGCCTGCGGATGTTTGTCGTTGCCTAATCCGTCAAATACAGTCAAATAAATTTCCACTTTACCGGCCGCTCCGGGTGTCGCCAGATCGTAATTCGCCGTCACCGCCTCGAAAGTTCGCGGGCAATAGCGTCCATCATCTGCGGCTTCGCATCCTCGATACCTTTCTGCAAAAACTCTTTCTTTGCAGTGGAGCGTCTGAACGTCTGCGGGATATTCGGATCCTGGACGTAAATAGCGTAGTTGGCTGAATAGCCGATTCTGCCGGTGATACGGCTGCCACTGGCTACGACTTCGCGATACTGGGAATTTATCAGTGTGCTGGTGTCGATCGGAGTATAGAGAGCTGCGACTATCGAAACTTCATGCAATGCCGATTGAATGGCACGAACAGCCCGCCGCCCGGCCACATCGTTTATCATCTGGTGGATGTTGCGCCTGACCTTGGTCATTCCCCTAGCTTTGATGCCCATAATTCACCTCTCATTGGCGAGTACGCACTTAATAGGTGCTGTTTCGCTGCGTACCAATCTGCGTACTGCCATTCTGCGTATCAGCGCCCGCCTGGCGCTTTTCCTCTAGCCAGCGACGGAATCCCTCTAACTGCCTCGCCTTTCCTTCTGGCGTCTTTGCGCCGGTGCTCTTACCGCCGTGTAATTTGCAGCGCCCAGAGGAGTAAAGCGCTGTCATTTTGCATGGGGTGCCTTTTCTGGTTATCGCGCCGCACGTCAGATCCCGGCAGGCATCCGGGAACGGTATCAGCCCATCTAAATCTTCAGCCCACGCCCGGTATAGCTTCCGCTTCTCATCGTCAGTCATTAAAGCGCCTCTCGATGTCAACTTTTGTCACCCTCTCATGGGGTAGGCTGGTGGCTTGACCACCAGCTAATGGCGAAAATCTGATTACGTCAGCCGCCGGCTTGTGTTGAAGCCGTTGGTCAGCGCGTTGGAGAGCTTGCCTTTGCCGCTGGCGACGTCGCTGACGGCCATGGCATAGCCCTGCTGAGCGCCTCGCTTGACCGCGGCCTCGAGCATGGCAAGCGTCTGCTCAGTAGGATCTCCGTTAACCTGAATGACCGGGCTGTAATTGAACCCGCCGCCACCACCGCCAATATCGCGGTTACTGATGACGCGACCGTTATCGCCGGGGATCATGTACTGGCTACCATTGCTGGCTTTGAAAATCTCAGGTTTGCCACCTTCGCCCACGCGGTACATAGCGTTAGGCGAAACCGGGCCACCGTGTTCGCGGGCACCGGCGACGGTCATTATTTTCGAGCCAGCCATTGCAACGTTATAACCAGCCAAACCAGCTGTTGCCGCGCCACCAGATGTTGCGATACTCGCAGCCATCGCGGCGGGAGACCACGATGCGAGAAGCGTCGTGGCGGCAGCTGTTCCGGCCAAAGTGGATGCCGCAAGCGCCGCAGTTGCCGCCGCCTGGTTCGCCGCTATTGCGCCGGTCTGCGCCGCCTGCCCCATCATTGCCGACATAACCCACTGCGTACCCATCTGCACAAGGCTGCTGACGACACCGTTGATTACCGATGTGCCGAGGTTGGCGAACGCCTCCGACACGCTCTGTGTGCCATTCAACAGGCCGGTGAGCGCATTTGCTGCGCCGCTCTGGAGTGATTCGATTGACACTGCCAGCAACTCGTTAGCCATGGTTTGATTGCGGAAAATCTCCCACTGCGCGGCGATACGCTGCTGTTCATACTCGGTGTTTGCTGCGTTCGCCAGCTCAAGTCCGCGCTGGGTTATCTGTCCCTTTTGGGTTTCAAACTGCTGGATTAGGGCGAGCTCCTGAGCGTGCTGGTTTGCCAGCTGTTGGACGGGATCGATCTCCCCTTTAGCAGCCTGTTGCGGAGACACCACCTGCTGCGCGCGGATTTTTGCCAGGTTAATCTGGTGCTGCTGCGCCAGTTGCTCAGACTGTTGATCGTGAGTTTTCTGGTCAATCATCTGACCATCCAGCTGGCGCTTGAGCTGCTCTCTGGCGTCCGTATAGGATTTGTTTTCCTTCCGTACCGGGTCATTACTGATCGCGTCGTTCAGGTCTTTCTGGCGCTGCTGGGCATCAAATAGCGTGCCGGCCAGCTCGCTGACCTTGGCTTTTTGCGCATCGGTAGCTTTCGTACCCAGTGCGGCCACGGCATTATATTGCGCTGCCTCACGCGTATTGTCGTCATACCGCATGGTCAGAACTTCAATCTGCCGCTGGAGTGAGTTGATACTTTCATCACCGCGGGCAAAGGCGTTTTTAGGCGCTTTGTCCTGCTTTTTGCGGGCCTCGGCAATCTGCTGATCCAGCACTGCGGTTGCGTCTGCGTACTTTTTATCATCCAGCAGGCCCTGGGCTTTGTACTGGCTCAGTTTCTCGCGTTGTTTTGTGAGCTTATCGACGAGTGTTTGCCCGGACTGGATGATCGCATTAGCGTTGTTCTCGGCAGTTTTCTTCTCGAGGTTGGTAATGTAGGCAGGCTTGGAGCCATCTGTCGGACCTGATGAAACCCTCCCAATATCCGTATAGAGCTGTTTTGCCTGTTGAAGAGCAGTGATTTGCCCTTTGATAGCATCTATCTGTGATTTTGTGCCCGCAGCGGTATAAATGGATGCTTTAGAAACACCATTATAAGCAGCTTCGGTTACAGCTAATTTTTTATTTAAGGATTCAAGTTGAGCGTCTATAGCAGTAATGGCATCCGCATTGCCCGTCGCCAAAGATATTGACAGTGCTGTCTGATCCAGAAGTTTCGCCAGATAGCGCGACGCACCGATGGCATTGTCAATTTTCGATATCGCCACCCCAAACTGAGTTATCAGGGCATTGGTTGCCTGGGTTACGGTGCGGGGCATCGTTTCAAACTGCTGGTTAACCTCACCAGACTGCTTCTCAAGTGCCGCCAGAACTTCGCCAATGTCCAGTTTGCCAGCCAGCATCAGCTGCCGCAGTTGGTCGTAAGGGACACCCATACCAGCAGCAATCTGGCGTGCCAGCTCGGGCATTTGTTCCAGTACCGAGTTGAATTCTTCCGCCTGAATTCTTCCGGCAGCAACGGACTGCATAAACTGTCGGAGGGCGTTAGCCATTTCCTGGCTGGATGAGCCGCCAATCGTGCCAATCTTCTGCAGGGTCAGAACGAGCCGGTTAACGTCGCTGTTAGTAGCGCCCACGGTTTTCAGCGTTGCGGTGAGTTGCTGCCAGAGGTTCACTGTATCGCCGAGGCTGGCACCGGAAACGGAGGCTATATTCACCAGTTGCTGGAAACTTTTGGCCCCCTCCTCTGCGCTGGATGACAGGCGCGTGACCCGGGCCTGGAGTAACGTAAACTCTTCGGATACCTGCTGGAGCTTCATCAGCGCCTGGATGGAGATGTATCCTTTAACGGCTACGGCGAGGCGTGAAAAACCGCCTCCCAATTGATTCAGGCTGCTGTCTAACTTATTCGCCGACTTCTCCGTTTTTTTAACGGAGTTATCAATTATCTTTAAGGCCTCATCAGCCTCGTGCGCCCCTGACAGGAGCTTTCTCACATCAGCATCAATATCTACATAGTAACTGCCAACCTTATCGTTCATAGCCACCTCAGTGTATGGTTTTATTTTTTGCGGCAATCTGTTTACGCAGGGAGATTTCCGTCATTTTATTTATTGCGCTGGTGCCATGTTCCGTAAGTTGATACTCAGGGCCATCAAGGGAGATTAAGTCGGCCAGCAGCCAATAGGCTTTCTTCTCATCGGTGCGACCGGTTTCTTTCTGCGAGGACAGAAGCGCATTGCCATACAGGCCCGCAGACAGAAGCCCCACCTCAATATTCCCCGTAAACCCATCAATAGTTAATTCATTGCTGCCCGTCGCTCTAATCAGGTCACGTACATACGTTTCGGCAATCACATCAGCCAGTCGTTGAAGTTGCTCCATCACTCACCCCGCTTAACAGACTCAAGCCCTCTGGCGACCAGCGCACGGGCAATGGCGTTAATGGTTGGGGCTAATCCGACTGGAGAGCTCTTACGTTGCTGCTCCTGCATCTCACGAATCGCCTGCATTTGCTGCCGGTCTAATGCCACGGTCATCTGTTCTCTGCTCATTGTGTTACCCCTGATGTTTATACAGTCATCTTTATTGTAATTTACGCAACACAAATGGCAACCATTGCAGAAAATGAAACGAGAGGACGTAAAAAAACCCCGCATTGCGGGGCCTTGTTTGTTGTTACTTGCAGGGATTTATTGCGGGCACGGTGCTACTGCTTGTTGGCGTTCCGTCGATGGTCTTACCTTCCACCGTATATTCCACCCCGGTTGAGAAAAGCCCTTTCGATTTCATAGTTAAGGCGATCACAAAGGACGAAAAACCTGAGTATGCACCAAAACTATTCTTCGAATTGACCTCACCACAAACCAACATGACGATCGAACCATCCTCTTTTTCACCAACCTGTTTAGTTGAAATATCTCTAAATTGAGTCGATGCGGGATCTTTCATGTCATGAGATATTTCAGTTTTAGCTAAATCAATCGCTTTCTCTTGTGAAGGTTTGCATGCTGTGAGTAATAGACACGAAAAAAACAGAACAACACCTTTATTCATCTTCCTGAATCCCTCTGAGTGCTTTATTTTAAAATGCTCTAGTAGCGAATAGACGCAAGGCATTCATCCTACCATTAACGTAATGCTTAGGGGTTGAGTAAATGCACGCCCTGCACATTACGTTATTTTCTCAGTGGAGACCGGAATTATGTCGGCTGGTCTCCGCGCTTACCCTTTAACCGGAACGCGCTTCCGTTGAGTTGCGCCAGCCCCATTCTGGTGTGTGTGGCACCAGCCGCCCGGCGCACATCCCCGAAGTCTTCGGCGCGTGCAGGAGGCAGCCTGGCACTGTCGATACAACGCCCCCGGCGCAGGGCCACCCACTCCCGGTCTTTCTCGTCAGCGCACTGCTCCAGTACGACCAGCCAGCGGGAAGCCGCCCGGCGGTACAGGCCTTTGCCTTCCAGTTCTTCCGCCAGCACATCCCTTACCCGTTGTTCATCAGCCATTGTCTGTATCGCCTCCAACCAGGTTAAGCAGAATAGTGTCCATCTCATCCCTGCCCTCGTGTCGCTCGCTTTGTAACAACCATTTCAGCACGTCCACCGCCTCGCGCTGGTGGCGTGGGCGCAGGGTTACCAGCTTGCCATCTAGCCAGTCCTCCCGGTCGCTAATTTCCTGTCTTTGATCTGCGCCGTATTGCCAGCCCAGCTCCTTGCTGGCGGTGTGGCGCATCTTATACAGCCAGTCCCAGTATTCAAACTCGCGCACCACATCAGAAAGAGTGTGCGGATCTGGCAGGACATCGCAAAATCCGTCATGCGCTGCCTTACGGGCATCTTCGACTTCAAAGTAACGATCCGCGCCAGATATAGCGCCACTGGACGCCTCCTCTTCCGTCATGCCGAAGTCATCCCCCACCAGCAGCGCCGACTGGTCAATCAGCAGTTCTGCTGCCACCGGCTCCATTGCGGCATCATAGCTGCCGTAATGTGCCCTCACCTGGCGGGCGCTGTCGATATTGTCTCTGGCCCGACTGAGAAAGTGCTGCGGGTTATCCATAAACATCGTGCCGAAAGCCATGCTCAGCACATCGGCCCCGTTCATCATCATCCAGTCACGGTATCGCTTCTCTGCGTCTTTCGGTTTGATGGTCAGCTTCTGCAGGGCTTCCTCGGCGGCGGCCAGGTGCGCCGGTTCATTCAGTTTTATCACCTCCAGTACCCAGAGATAAGCGTCGGTTTGCTTATGCCCGGTCACCACTTCCTGCGGCGGCAGCGGCTTCACCGTCGCCAGTTCAGTGCTGTACTGCGGCTGCGGAATAGTGAACAGCGCTGCGTGGGCCGGGTTATCATCAAAGAGGCCGCTACGCTTACAGACGGCGCGCACCGTAGTGGTTTTGATTCCCAGTTCACCGGAAATGCGCCCGTATCCCAGGCCGCGGCGTTTGAGGCGGATGATCTCCGCTTTTTGTTCAGGCGTCAGGCGCATGGTCACCCCTTACCGTGATCTTACCGTTCATGGCAGAGAGGTTTTCTCTCGCCATCTGCTGTTGCTCCGGCGTCACCTCTCCGACCGGCTCCCCCGCGAGGTTATAACGCGCTCCGCCTGCGATCAGTGCTTTCAGATAGGATGCGCGCCGGGTGTACATCGCAACGGCTGCCCGTATCTTGCCCGCGCCGGTGATGCCCCGGGCGCATATATCAGCCGCTATCAGTTCGGCGGTGCCAATTGCCAGCGGGCGCGGTGTGTCCAGGTTGAAGGCTGCAGGCCAGTGAGTGATCAGCAGTTCCAGCTTTTTGCGGTTATGCCGCCTGATCTTTGTGTCTGTGGCAGCTCCAGCGCCTGCGTGAGCTGTTTTCTCTGCTATTGCCGTGTTAGCGAATGGTTTTACCGCTGCGCCTGTTGTAGCGCGTTTCAGGCTTAATACGGGACGTTTATGTTCTGTCATTTTCGGCATTCTCAGAATTGTGCGTGATCGTCATATGGCGGGGTCTGGTCGTAATCTTCGTAGCCCTGCGCTGGTGGGCGCTGCTCCTGAGCACGGCGCAGCGCGTCGGTTGCCTGCCCCTGCTGGCCTTTTTTCCCGCCCGGGCGCGCTGTTCTGGCGCTGATCACGCTGTCGGCAATCACCTGATACCCGGTCTGTGTGCCGCCGTCGTTACCTGTCCACTGGTTCACCTGCATATTGCCCGCCACGCTCACCATGTCACCCTTCTGGTGCTTCGCCAACGCTTCGGCCTGTCTGCCGAACGCGGTCACCGCCAGCCAAAAAGTGGCCTCTCCGTTTTCTGCTTTCTGACACGGCAGTGTCACTGCCATGCGGGTAAATGCCATTGGTTTATCGTTGCTGGTCGAGCGGCTCTGCACATCCGCCACCAGCCGACCGTATGCTGAAATTTGTGCTGTCATCGTCTTTTACCTGCCTTTGATGCTGAAATCCGGGGTTTGTGTTGGTTCAAAAAGGGCATTTGTTGGTTCAGTGTTGGTTCAATTTTTGAGCATGAATCCTTAAATAACAGATACATAAAAACACTGAACCAACTGAACCAACTGAACCAACACCTAAACTACGCGCATGAGAGAGTTACTTACTCTGGCTGGCTTCCCTCCGGCTGATACTGGATCACGTAAACATTGATCTGTCTGCCATCAATGCGGGGAGACTTGCGCTGGTACCCTCGTCCGGTATTTGGCGGGGTCAGCATCCCGGCATTTTTCAGCACCTCAGCAAACATCTTCGCGTTGAACCCCTGCGCTATCTCTTTTTCAAAAGCGGCGGGGAAGGTGTAGAACACCACCGGATCAGCGTCATGC